GCAACGGCCGCCACAAGATCCCCCACGGCGGCAGCAGGGCGCTCCCCACCCGCCGCCGTGGCACCCGCCTGGCTCCCCAAGCGGGCGGCCTCCGCAATCTGCGGAGCGCGAGGTACGGGGCTGGCCTGGGCGCAGGCAGACAGCAGCGCGCACAGCAGCAGGGCGGCGAAGGCGCGGATCACAGATCCTCCGCGTTGCGCAGGGCGCGCTGCAGGCCTTCGTGCACGGCATCGCGCGTCAGCAGCGCCACGTGCGCGGCGCCGGCGGCGTCGACCACCTCGGCGCGGAAATACTCTGTGGCCTCGCCGAACTTGCGGGCGGTGTTGTCCACCGGTTTGCGCAGGTCGATGGTGCCGCGCGGGAACATCGCACGATGCACCAGCACCAGCACGGCCAGCAGAACCAGCAGGGCGAGGATCAACAGTGCGTTCATCGGGCCATCCAGAAGAAGGAGCCGGACAGGATCAGCAGCGCCAGCCAGCGCAGGTCGTTGCGCAGCAGCAGCCACCGGGCGTTGCGGTCGCCGGACAGCACGGCGTCGTGCCAGGCGCGCTCCACGTAGCGGCCGGGCTCCCACGTGAAGGTGTTGTTGAAGAAGACCGCCAGCACCACCGCGCCGGCGGCGTAGCAGGTGATGACGGGCAGCCAGGCCAGCGCCTCGATCTGCTCGCCGGTGAAGCGCACCGCCGGCAGCGCGCTGAGCGCGGCGTAGCCCCACGATGCGGCCACCGCCATCATCGGCAGCAGCACCAGCGCCAGCACCAGCAGCGCCAGATGTTTCCGCCAGCCGGCGGTGCGGAGGGGTGCGCTCATGGGGTTTTCACCGTGCGTTCCAGGGCGTCGATGCGGCGGTCCTGGTCGATGTCCTTTTTCTCCAGCTGCCCCACGCGGGCAGAGTTGCTTTCCACCTGCCGCAGCGTCACTTCGTCGAACCGGGTGGACAGCACGCGCACGTCGGACTTGACCTGCGCGATGTCGTCCCCCTGTGTGTCCAGCTGGCGCAGCAACCGCGCGCCCACGAACCCGGACACAGCCAGCAGACCGGCCAGCAGCACCGGCACCAGCACGCGGGAGATCAGCTTCGCCTGCGTGGACTCCACCGCCTCAAGCACGCGGTGGCGCTTGCCATCGTCGTCGTCGGAGGTGCGGCGGTTGAGGTGCGTCATGGTGGCGGTCACGGGCGTCTCGGGCAGACGATGGGCGGGGTGCCAGCCACCGCCGCGCCTCAATGGAGTTGAAGGACGCGGCGGTGGTGGCGGGGGCCGCTATCAGGCGGTGGTGGTCGTGTTGCCGGGGGTGAGCTTCACGGTACAAGTGGTCTCGGTGTTGGCACCGGCCACCCACGCGATGGCACCACCAGTCACGTCACCGCTGGCCGGCGTGGCCGCGCTGTCATCGAACGCGCCCAGGCCGCCGTTGGCGCTCACATCCCAGATCAGCTTTTCGCCCTGAGCGAAGACCGCCGCGCTGACCTTCGGCACGCCGCTGAAGACGCCCTCGACCGCGACGCTGCCGGTGGCACCGATGGCGATGGCCACCAGCGCGACGCCCAGCATGCTGGGGCCCACCTTGACCATCTGGCCCGAGGCGACTGCGGCGCCGGTGCCGTTGGTCCACTGGATGGTGTTGCCATCCGACTCGTAGTTCTTGGCCATGACTTGATTCCTTGATGTGCGTGTGGGGTGGGTGGCGGCGCCCGGTCAGTGCCGGGCACCACCGGGCCGTCAGCCGTTGCGGACCGCGCCGCGGTAGTCGATGGCGGCGATGCCGAAGTCCAGCCGCGCCTTCCAGCGCGAGCCGTCGACGGTGAAACCGTCCTGCTGGTCCAGGAAGGGCATGTCGTTGCCCTCCAGGAAGGCGACCTCGATCACCGGGGCCTCGCTGGGATCCGCGAACAGATACCAGGTGGTGTCGGCGATGCGGGCGGTATCCACCACGTCGCGGAACAGGCCCGCGATCACGTTCGGCTTCTGCAGCTTGTTGGCGGTGTCCGGGTCGTACTGCGCGGTGTTCAGCACGCGAGCGGTGCTGCCGTACACCAGGCCGGACAGGAACACGGCCGGGCGCAGGTCCAGGAAGTCGTTGCCGCCGACATCCTTCTGGCCGGCCAGTTTGACGCGGGCGGCATCCACGGTGGCCACGGTGGGCGCGCCAGCGGAGTCCAGGTTGCCGTGGTCGGCGTGGAACAGCGCCTTGCCATCGGTCATGGTGGGGTTGCTGGCCAGGTAGGCGTAGGCGTCGGCCTCCACCGTGCGCGCAGCGGCGCGGCCCAGCATGCTGGCAGCGCCGATGAACGCGCCCAGGTCGTCGTTGATGATGGCCTGCCGGGACAGGTTGATGATGTTGCCCTTGGTGCCGGCGGTGATGGTGGCCTTCTCGCCGTCCGGGATCGCCTTGGTCTTGAACTCGCCCAGCTCATTGAGCGCGTCCAGGTTGCCCAGGCTGCCCACGCGATAGCGGTTGTGGGCGCGGAAGTCGCTCACGGTGCCGACGGCGCACCAGCGGCGCCAGCTGTCGGCGGCGACCGCGTAGCCGGACTGCAGCGACTTGTGCATGGCCGCTTCCAGCAGCACCGGGAAATCGCTGGTGCTCTGGGTAAAGGCGCGGCCCACCATTTCCAGCGCGGACATGCCTTCGGTGCGCACGCCGATGCGCTCCAGGCAGTGGCGGGCCAGCTCGCGCAGGGCCAGCCCGCGCACCGGGTTGGCGCCATCGGCCATGTAGCGGCTCTTGGTGGCCGGGTTGACGATCATGGCGCGGGCCAGCAGCGCATCGGACGCGGCGCCGCGGAACTTGTCCGCTTCGTCCATGCCGGCCTGCACGCGGTTGATGTGGCCGCCGGCGTTGGCATCGGCGCGGACCTGTTCGTCCAGGATCAGCTGGCGGACGCGGTCGACGGAATGGCCGGCGCGCAAGTATTCCGCCGCGCGATCGGCATGGCCGTGGCGGGTGCACAGCTCCACGATGTCGGCGGCGCGCTGCGACTCGGCGGCCGGATCGGTGGCAGCCGGCGCGGCCGGCGCTGCGGCGGTGACGGCAGCAGTGGTGACGGTGGAATCCGCCTCGGCGGCGGCGCGGGTGGCAGCGGCAGCTGCGGAAGCGTTCTGGGGCATGGTGGGTTCCTGGGTGGAGGGCGCGCTTGCGCGGGTGAACACGCACGGCGAAGCGCCCTGCGTGGATTCGGGGGAACTGCGGACGCTGGCGGCGGCATCGGCCGGCACGGTGACGAAGCTGATTTCGTGCGGGCGCCATTCCACGGCGCGATAGACCGGAACGGCGCCCGGAACTTCGTCCACCTGATACCGCTGGACGGTGTAGCCGACGGAGATGTTGCGGATGATCCCGGCGCGAATGTCGCCGACGATGCCGGCCAGATCTTCGCGCTCGCTCAGCCGCAGGACGGCGCGGCCTTCGCCATTGGCAAGCGTGGCGCTGTCCACGACGCCGATCTGGTCTTCGATGCTGTAGGTGCTGTGGTCACGCAGCACCGGCGCATTGCCGGACTGCAGCCGCGCCATGTCGACGGCATCCGGCTCCATGGACAGCTCTTCGTCGTAGTAGCGGCCTTCCCAGTAGTCGTAGCGGCGCACACGCGCACCGACGCCCCACACGACATCGATGGAACGCGTCTCGGGATTGAAGCTGTTCGGCAGCAGCCGCGCCTCGAAGAGCTGCGGCGGCATGAGCCGGGTGATGGGGTTGGGCTGGTTGTTGGGCTGGGGCATGGCTCAGTTCCCTTGCTTGCTGAGGTTGGCGGCGGTAGCGGCCGCGGCCGCTGATGCGGCGCCGCCCCCCTTCGCCATGAGGAAGTGCATGAGGTCCAGCGCGCCGGCCGACTGCAGGCTCTGGAAGTCCTTGCCCAGTTCCGCGAACACCAGCTCGGGCTTGTAGCCGCGGCGGCGCAGCGCTTCGGACGGGCTGAGCAGGCCGGCGCTGATGGCGTCGATGTCGGCGGCCACGTCCTGCGCGGGGTTCACGTAGTCCCAGCGCGGCGTGCTCCAGTCGACGGTGCGCTTGCCGTTGCCCGCCTTGCCGATGAGGCTGGCGGAATCCACGAACCACGCCGCGATGCGCTCGCACAGGCGGGGGATCACCACCAGCCACTGCTCCTGCTCCACGTCGCGACGGAAGTCGATCTGGCGGATACGGGCGCTGGAGAAGTTGACCTCCACCATGTCGCCGGTCAGCGCCTCGTAGGGCACGCCCAGGCCGGCAGCGATCAGGTGCAGGTTGAACTTGCAGTACTCGACAAACCCGCCAGCGGCCTTCGGCTCGATGCTGGTCATGTTCAGGCCGGGTGCGACTTCGGTGATGCCGCCGCTGGGCAGCACGCCCAGGTCGCCGTACTTGCGCTCGCTGCTGGCATCGCCCGGGGACACGGCGGAACCAAAGGCAGGAACGCCGGTATCCAGCGCGGAGGCATCGCCGGAGACCACCACGCCGAGGCGCGTCTCCAGGTTCTTGCGTTGCAGCTCCGCGTCCTCGTACAGGCTGAGGTCGCGGGTGCGCGCGATGACGGAGGCCAGGCGGGTGATGCCGCGCCCCTGCCCGGGCCGGGTGGGCGCGAACAGGTGGATGATGTCCGCCGCCGGCACGCGGTTGCTCTTGCCGATGCGGGACAGCCAGCCGCGGCTGTCGCCGGGGTGCTGGTCGAACAGCCAGTACGCGGCGGGCTTGCCCAGCGCGTCGTACTCGATGCCGTTGATGATGGTGTTGCTGGTGCGGCTGGTGCTGTTCTTGCCGCTGTCCAGCCAGTCGATTTCCAGCAGCTGCAGCTGCAGCGGTACCGGCAGGCCATCGGTGGGCCGGCGCGTGCGGCGGCGGATCAGCACTTCGCCGTCCTGCACCATCGCGCGGTACGCCGCCGCCTGCAGGCCGTAGAGGTCGAAGATGGCGTCGGCGTCGGCCACCTTTTCCCAATCCGCCCACAGGGCGTTCAGGCGCTCCGCGTCCGCGCCGTCGAAACGCGGCTCGATGCCGGTGCCGATGGTGGCGCTGACCAGCGCCTGCACGCCGCGGGCGATGTAGGGGACGTTCTGCACCAGGGCGCGGGCGCGGTTGCGCAACTCCGGCGCGTCGGCGGCGTGGTCGGCATTCGCGCTGGCGCCGGCGCGGCGCGGGCGCCAGCCGTCGGTGCGCGCGGCGCCTTCATAGGCGCGGGCAAGCTGGGCGCGGGCCCGGCGGCGGCGCAGGCCGGCATCCGGCGACCACCAGCCGATGACGCGATCCAGCAGGTTGACCTGCTTCGCCATCAGTCCCCCCGCGCCGTGCTGAAGACGAAACGGTGGTGGCTGCGCCGGCCGGTGCTGGCGGCGATCTGGTTGGCCACGTGCTGGCGAGCCTGCAGCAACTCATCCATCGAGCGGTACTGCACGCGGCGGTCGCCGTACTGCACCGACAGCGTGCCGCTGGCGATGGCCTTGTCGAGCGCGTCGAGATCGGCCTGCGAATAGGCCATCTCAGTTTGTCTCGCTATGGGTGGGCACGATGCGCATGGACACATCGTGGCAAGGCGAGTGCGGGAGTTTTAGGGGAAACTCCCGCACCTCACGCGGTCAGGCAACGTTGCCCTCGCCGACCACGCGGTAGAGCGTGCGCCTGTCGATGCGGTGCGTCTTGCAGATCGCGCGAACTGACGTCCCGGCGGCAAGCGCCGCGCGCAGTTCCTCCACCGGATACGTCACCGACGAAGGGATGTAGAGTTCCTGCGCCGGGTATTCCTCGATCAGGTAGTCGACCACCGCGCGCACCACATCGTGGATGTCGTCGCTGTCGCGCCGCAGCCGCAATGCGGCGCCGATGGTCAGCTCTTCAGTGAGTTCGTTGATGCGCGCCTTGCGCTTCACCGTGTGTCGGCTCACCACTTCCTCCGGAATGCGGGCTGGGCCGGCGCAGGCTGGGCTGCGGCGGGCGTTGTTCCACGGGAATCCACCGCCGGCGAAGGCGCCGGGGTGGTGGCGGGTGTTTCACGGGAATCCAATGCAAGCGGGGCCGGATTGAACAGATCGACGGCCGGCTCCAGCGTGTCCTCTAGCGCCTTCCATTCGTGTTCGCGCTTGAGGTCGGCACGCACAGCTGGACTGAGTGCGGCCCAGTAGGCGTACACCAGCGTGTCCAACGGCTCGTTGCGGGCGTGCTTGGGAGTGATCCACTTGCGGGCGGCGAGGTCGTAGTACTCGCACGTCAAGCCGGTGTAATACGTGCCAGGAAGGCGCGTAGCCGCGGCTTCATGGTCGTCCTGGTCTGCGGACTCGCGGCCACCCGGGAACCGGATCATGCGATCTTCGATGTCTTCTGCGTGGGCGTCGCTACCCAACCGGCCGAACAAGATGTGCTTGGCGACATCGGTGCCAACGCCCCACACCCCCATGGCGCGCGCAATGCTTTTTCCGCGCTGGTTTACTTCGGTCTTGGCGGGGCGGTAGACAACGCGCTCGCTGCGGCCAGAACGGCCGCGGACGACGTGCAACGTCTGCTGCTGGTGGCTGGCGCCTACCGGGAGCACGCGGCGCACGACGCTCTGCTGCTGTACGCCTTGGCGGCGCACGAACTTTGCTACCTCTTCCGTCCAGTTGCCGCCGTCCACCGCAATGGCGCAGGGAAGGATCAGGCGGCCATACAGGTTGGGATAGGCGCGCTTGAGTTCGGCTTCCAACTCCGTGTAGCCGTCCTGTTGGGAGGGGTCACCGTTCACCACTTGGTAGTCGACGATGCTGATCCGCTCATTGCGGCCAATGGCGATGGTCTGGATCTCGAAGCGATCGTGCTGGCAGTCAACACCGACGGTGAGGATGTAGCGGCCGCGCGGGACGATGCCACGCATTACTCCATGCTCGGCGCGGCGCTCCACCTCGCTTGCGTCCTGTTGCTGGCGCTCGCCCTCGAACGGCAGGCCCAGGATGGTGTTGGTGAACGTGACCTGCTTGTCCGGTGCGCGCTGAGCCGCGTCGCGCAGGTCTGCGATCTCCTTCCATGTGTAGCCGAGCCCGAGCGGCGCGTAGAGCGCGTTCAGCTGGAAACTGCAGTGGTCAGCCTCGCGCTCCGGAAAAGCTGCGACCCAGTCGCAGCCGTTGCGCGCATCAAGCATCCACGCCTTGTGGTGCTCTTCGATGACCAGCCCGCACTCGCCGGCGCTACACAGGTATGTGCCATCTGGCAGCAGCTGGTCGATCTCCAGAGGCTGCAGTGTTCCGCAGTGCGGGCACGGCACGTGGAAACGCTCCTGCGTGCCCGCTTCGAACTCCTTCCAGATCACGCTGGTCGCCTTGATCTTTGGCGAGCTGCAGACGAAGACCTTACGGCGCACGAAGGTGGACGCGCGGCGCTCAGCCAGTTCCAGCGGCGAGCCTTGATCCTCGAGGTCGTCCGGGTATTCGTCGACTTCGTCAGCCAGCACGCGGCGGGCTGGCATGCTGCGCAGGTCGCTGGCGGAGTTGGCGCCCGCGATCACCAGGAAGCCGCCCGGGAACTCCTTCATCAGGGTGGTGTTGCTGGCGTCTCGGCTGCGCGATGCGCTGATCACAGACGACAACGCAGGGCTGGCCGCGATCATCGGCTTCAGCCGCTGGTTGCTCCAACGCTGCGCCAGCTTCTCGGTGGGCATCACCACCATGGTCGGGCCCGGCGAGTGGTGGATGATGTAGCCGATGAAGTTGTTGAGCGCTTCGGTGCCGCCGGTCTGGGTGGACTTGCACAGGCTGGCTTTCTTGCAGGGATGCTCGTCGCTCAGAACGTCCATGATCCGCCGCAGGAAGGGTGTGCGCGCGGTTGCCCACGGGCCAGGCTCGGCGGCGCCCTCGCGGGTCAGGAAGCGGTGCCGGTCGGCCCACTGGCTGACGGTCAGCGGCTCGGGAATGGCCCAGCCATCCCGCCACGCGCTGGCATCGCCGGCATCGCCCAGCGGCACGCTGAGGGTGGACGGATCGAATGCGGGTAGGTCCAAGCTCACGCGGACGCGCCCTCCGCTTCATCGACGGAGGGGACGGCGCCAGCACCGGCATCCGGCATGGCCGCCAGCAGGTTGCAGACGCGACGGCATTCGGCCAGCAACAGCGCATGGACTTCGGCGGGGTCGGACTTCGACGCCAGCACCACAGCCAGACGGTCGGGGATGGACAGCATGGCCTCGCGCCCAGCACGGGCACGGCCAAACTCGGCGGCATCGCGGTCGGCCTTGACCACCAGCGAGCCGGCCTCGCGCGCCAGCTCCAGCTCGCGCAGCTGCGCGCTGGCCAGTTTCTCGCGCGCGGCCTGGACGTTGTAGTTCAGGCGCTCGGCATCGCCGCCGCCTGCAGCCGGGGCACCGGCCCCCTGCGATGCCAGCACGGCCGAGATGGAACCCGCCAGGGGGGGTTCCGGCTTGCCGGTGCGATCGCCGCCGCGGGCCGGATCCTTCCAGGCCTCGATGCGCTCGACGGACTCCGCCACGCAGACCAGCTTGCCCTCCATCACCAGACGGCCGGCTTGCTTGTGCTTGGTGACCATGGCCTCACTGCAGCCGAGCAGCGCCGCGAATTCCTTCTGCGGCAGGCGGTCGGGGTGCTGGGCCGGCAAATTCACCGGCCACCCCCGCGCAAATTCACCGCAGCCGCGCCACTTAACCTAAATTCACGGCGATTCACTAGCGAGAAATCGCGGCCCGAATTACCCGCGACGGGGGCGGCTTGGGAGAACCTAGACCCCGGCCCGGCCAGCAACCACCGGGCAGTATCGACGGCGTGATTCCCGTGAAACATCACGCAGACCGACCTGTTCGCAGGTTGGTCTGAGGTCGGTCGGCTTGGAACCGGCGCCGTTGCTTGCTTAGACCAACCTGACCAACCTGACCAACCTTTTTGGTTGTATTGGGTGAGTGAGAAAGATTGCGCAGTAGTACGCGCGAGAGCGAAAAGGTCGGTCAGGTCGGTCGAACCCGCACGGCTGCTATACCGAGGTCGGTCTGAGGTCGGTCTGAGGTTGGTCCATAGCGCCCGAAGGTCGGGCCACGGCTCAGAATGGCGGCGTAGCACTGCGCCCCTCCCCCTGATCCCCGCTAGCGCGCACCCAGCGGCGCTCCTTCACCCCATCCACCAGTGGCCGCACCTGCTTCCAATGCAGCCGCTTCATGATGTTGCTGATGCGCATCTGCTCAGGCCGCCCGTGCTTCCCCGGATCCATGCCGATCGCCCACTGCAGCAGCTCATCGGTGGTGGTGAAGTCCACCCGCACCCCGCCCCGCAGCCGCGATGGATACACACTCTTCTGCTCTGAGTCCGGCGCCCTCATCGCCAACCACGTGGCGATGCGCCCCTCCCAGCTGTCGCCGATGTAGCGGTCTTCCTGTTCCTCGGCTGCATCGGCTGGCAGCTCCCACCACTTCAGCCCGCCGTTGAACAGCTGCACCGCCTCGGCCCACAGCTGGTCGCGCAGGGCGATGATGTCCTCCAGCTTGACCTCACCATCCGTCCGCACCGGCAGGAATCGCCTGCCGCCAGTGGGGTCGCGCAGGTATTCGTGTTCGTTGGTGGTGCCTATGAAGATGCACTCGCGGCGGTAGCTGCGCGGCACGCGCTCATACGGGGCGCGGAACTTGTCGACGCGGCGGGTGATGGCGGTCTTCACCGCGGTCACGTCCGCCTTGCCGAAGCTGTCCATCTCGCCGATCTCGACGCCCCAGCAGCCCTGGATGACCTGATAGAAGTCCTTGCCGGTAGGAGACTCGTTGGTCTCGGTGAACCAGTTGCTGCCGAACAGGGCGCGGGCCGCCGAGGACTTGCGCTTGCCCTGCTCGCCCTCCAGCACTAGCATGAAGTCGACCTGCGCGCCAACGAATGGCTGCTTGTGGTCCACCCACAGGATGCGGGCCACCGCGCCCACCATGAAACACTGCGCTGCGCGGCGGCTGTAGGGCGTATCCGGCGCGCCGAACAGATCCACCAGCATGGCCTCTACCCGCGGCACGCCGTCCCACGCCAGCCCGGTCAGGTACTCGCGCACCGGGTGGCGGCGGTACCGACGCGCGATGGTGGTGACCGCCTTCAGGACCGTATCGTCCTTGCACTTGCACCAGTAGTGGTCCGGGTGCTGAAGCCAAGCCGCCAGTTCGCAGCTGTCGGCATCGGTGAACTCGTCCCGGCTACCGCCGGGCCACGGCCCGTCCCGGGTCAGCAGCACCTGGTTGCTGAACTCGTTGAGCCAGAACAGGCCGGCCAGCTTTTCGTCGCGCTCCAGGATCAGGATCAGGTTGTGCAGGGTGCCCTCGGGGTATCCCTCGCGGCTGAGCGTCAGCTTTTCCTTCCAGCTGCTGTCCACCGGCGCGCCTCCACCACCACCCTTCCGGCCGCCTTTCTTTCCGCCGTCGATGACGGTGATCTCCCTGCGCGAGGCCACGGCGCTCATTCCCGCACCACGTTGACGCGCGCCACCCGCGATGCCGCCCAGCCGGCCAGCTGCGCGGGCGTCCAGCCATCGCCAAGCGCATCGGCGATGTCCCAGCCTCGCGGCTGGCCGGCCACGTCAACGCAGCGGATCGAGCGCGCGCCTGCGCGGTGCGCGTATTGCGCCACGCCCGGCGTGACCATGCCGGCGTCGTTCGCCCAGCCCAGCATCGCCTTGCGGCCCGCCTCATCGGCATCCGGCCACAGGACCAGGTCGCGCATCTGCAGCGGAGACCAGTCCACCTTGGCCAGGCCGTTGCTGCCGCCAGGCCAGCCGACCACCGCGTACTGCGGCCACGCGCTAGCGCCAGCCGCGCGGCACTTTTCGCCCTCCACCACCAGCACAGGCGCGTCAGGCTTCGCCGCCAGCGCGTCCAGGCCAAGCATCGGCCGAGGATCGGGGAAATGCTGCAGGCACCACTGGCGGTTGCCCTCCGGGCCGATGCAGAAGGTGACCGTCGGCGTCCACTTGCGGGCGCCCTTGCCATCCCGGTCCGGCAGGTCGGAGCGCAGCACATAGCCCAGTAGCGCGCCAGATCCGTTACGGTACTCATCCGCGCGCACCGGCTTCAGGCGCGTCATGCGGCCGCGCTTCGGGTTGAAGATCGGCACGGTCCAGCCGCTGCCGTCGCTGTTCATCAGCGCGGGCGCGTCATCCGGAACCGGCATCAGCGGCACCCACTTCCCGGCCGGGTCCAGCTCCACTGCCCGGCGCTCGATGTCGCGCGCCGCGGCGAACGACTCCCCGCCCAAATCGGCCACGGCCTCACGGAACGTCTTGCCGGTGATCTGCTGATAGAAGCCGATCACGTCGCCATGCGCGCCGCAGCCGAAGCAGTGGAAGAAACCCTTGTGCGGGATCACCGTGAACGACGGCGTGCGCTCATCGTGGAACGGGCAGCAGGCCTCGTACTCCTTGCCGGCGCGCTTGATCTGCACATAGCGCCCGACCAACTCAACGATGTCCAACCGCGCCTTCAGGCGCTCGACGTCCACGCTCACGAGACTGCCCCCTGTTGAAGCGTCCACTGCCGCCGCATTTCCTCCCGCAGCTCGTCGGCCGCGGCGGCCCCACGATGCTTCGCAATTCGCGCTATCAGGTCATCCACCCGCGCCGGGGAGTCGTAGCCCATGCGCAGCCAAGTCCGGGCTTCGCACTCCCGGCGATATCCCTCATCGCAGCGGCCGACCCCACTCACACCGGCAACTCCATCTGCCGCCGCCGGTACGGCGCCTCCCGCGCCTCCCGTTCGATCCGCGCCAGCTCCTCCGGCGTGGGCTTCACCTCCGACGCCAGCGCCTGCAGGCAAGCGCGGAAGCGTTCCGCTGCCGCGGGCTTCGGTGGCCGGGTGGATGCGCGATCGTGTCCGCGCGGCAGGGCCATGGGTCACCGGCGCCCCCACGTCTTGAAGTGGGCGGCTTGCGCTTCCTCGCCGGCCTGGCAGTCCATGCACAGCTGCGCACCCAGCGCGGTGCGCACGGGCGCGATGTCCGCACCGCAGTCCAGATTGGCGCACGTCGTGCGGCCCGGCTGCCGCTGGCGCAGCGCGTGCGCGGCCAGCGCATCCGCCGCCGTATCTTCGGCGTGCTGCTGGATGTGATCCATGAAATCAGGCATTCCCCCGCCCCTCCGGCTCAGCCATTGCTTCCAATCGGTCGATCAAGCCCAGCACCTGGCGTTGCAGCGCATAGGCCGCATCGCGGATGCGCTCCAGCTCCACGCCGGTCAGCACGTTGTCCGCCAGCGCGCCATGCACCTCGGTCCCCAGCGACCCGCTGCGCGACCACAGCCCGGCGATCACTTCCAGCACCGCCATGTCGCTGGCATCCTCGGCATTGCCCAGCGGCATCACCACCGCACCGTGCGCACCGGCCAGCGCGTGCGCGATGCGCAGGTCGCCAGTGATGCCGGTCAGCCGGTCAGCCTCTGCCAAAGTCAGGTGATGCGTGCAGTTGTTGGGGTTGACCTTGTTGCGCAGGATGGCCGCGCTCATCCCCAGCCGCGGCGCCAGCGACTCGCTCCCGCCCGGGTAGTCGTGCACCACCGCGTATGCCGCGTCCGCAACGTTCACGGGCGACCTCCGCGAACGTTTTTTCCGGCAGACAGCAGGCGGATGCTGCAGGCATGGAAACCACCCACGCCCTGCCCGCCCACGTCACGCTGCAACCGCTGCGTGCGTTCCACATCGATCATGGCCAGGGGCGCACAGTGGCCGTGCTGTTCCGCGTGGCGGTCCACCAGCACGGCGCCAACGGCAACGGCACCAACAAGCAGGCCTGCAACAAGCAGGCCGAACCACGAATCAAGGCTGTCCCGTGACCGCATCAGGCCACCTCGCGGGCGGGCTGGCGGGGCGGGTTCTCGGCCATGTAGCGCCGCAAGATTTCAACCTTGCGCGCACCCGGCTCGAGGATCTTCCCCTGCGCGACTTTCGTCACCCAGTGGTAGCTGAGGCCGGTTGCCTCACACATGCGGGGCCAGTCGCCCTTGCGGGCTTCGAGGGAGGTTCGGATGGATGAGATGGTGTCCACGGACCGAAGCCTAGCCATATATGGCTGGCGATGCAAGCCGCATACGGCTAGTTCGATCAAGGAAACTAGTCCGATGGTGCAAAATCACGATTCCAAGCGGGTTCTAGCGGCACATCTGGCCCAGCTTTTGGCCAGCCGCCCGGACAATGCGCGCACCGAACACGCCAAGATCATGGGCGTCGGGGACGGCACTTTGGGCCGGATTCTCTACGCCACCGGCAACCCCACCGTGGAAGTGCTGGACGCCATCGCCGCCTACTTCCGCATCAGCACTTGGCAGCTACTGCACCCGGGCGACCCGGCAAAGTCCAGCTTTGCCGTGGCGGAATCCCAGTCTCAACCGGTGAGCGGGGAGGCCCTCATGATCGCCGCCGACATCGCGGACGAAGCACTGCGGGGTCTGTGGCTTCCCAAGCACCAGTACTACGAACTGGTCGCTTTGGCCTTGGAAGGCATCAGCCAGGGCCTGCCGTATGCCCAGATCCTTGAGTTCGTATCGCCAGCCGCGAAGAAATTGACCAAGAGCGAGGTGAACGATGGCGGTGAATCTGGATTGGGCGGAGCGCGTGCGTCAGGTTATGGCCGACGCAAGGCCTCGTGACACCGTTGAGTCAAGCGTCATGCGTGCATGGCACGCCCACGCGCAAATGGCGGAGCAGTTGGCGCCGCCGGTCTTGGAGCAGTCCCCCCGCGCGCGCATGACCCGTCAAATCCTGCGGATCGCCCAGACCTACCAGTGGCAGAGTGCCGTGGCGCACTTCATGGACACGCGCGGCGCCGCCTATCTGAGCGACCTCAGCAACACCCAGCTGGAAGACCTGCACGACCGCATGCTGGGCTATGTGGATGCGGCGCAAACGGGATGCGACAGCATCGACACCCTTCCCGCAACCTGAGCAAGGACGCACCATGCGCGCATTGTTGCTTGCCTTTACGCTGCTGCTGGCTGCTTGTCAGCAGGATGAGTCCGCTGCGAAGAAGGCCGTCCAGGCGGTACTGAAAGACCCAGCCAGCGCACAGTGGAAAGACGTCCACGCCTTCGCTGCCGGCACGACTTGCGGGCTGGTCAATGCGAAAAATTCCTACGGTGGATACACCGGCTTCCGCCATTTCCTGGTGCGGGAAAGTCGCCTGTACTTCAGCGAGGACGAACTGGAGTCAATCAAGATCAGCAGCTGCTGCACGCGCCTCAAGAGCCCGCGAAAGGACATTGCGGGCGTGGGCGTGACAGCCGAGGAAATCAGCGCCGCCTGCGACAAGCTGCCGTGGATTCCTGTCCCCGCTGAATGATCTAGCCATATACGGCTTGACAACCTAGCCACATACGGCTATTTCTATCCCTGCCGGCACGGTCGCCGGCAGGGCAACAGGGCTCGCTGACCATCCCCCAGCAACCCTGAGCCACGGCAGACTCCCCTCCCCTGGTGTCTGCCGTGGCCGCCCTCCACCGAATTCGTGGAGGCGCACATGGCATCCGCCGCACCAGCCGCCCGCCAGGGCATCACCCACCACGCCACCCAGTGCGAAGACGCACTGCGGCTGGCCGCGTTCGCCGATCAGCAAGGCCTGGCCGAAATCGCCGCCGGCATGCGCAAACTCGCCGCCATCCACGCCAAGGAT